TGTGAACTTGTAGTTCATATCTCCTGGTTCCATATAGGCACCCTCCATTATTGACAAGATAAACACTCGTCTGAATCAGAATCTAATTCTGCTAACGCTTCTTCTTTACAATCTTGACCACAAAAAATATCAAATTCATCTTTTGGTTCAAATTCATTTTTACATTGCTTACATTGTTTCATTATTTTTTCTCCTCTATTTCGTAAAAGAAGTTATCCGTGTCTTGTGTTTTCCACTTACCGGAATCTTCTACGTTCCATTCATTAGTTTGAACCTTCCAATCAGGAATATTATCCTTGACTGTAAATGAAGGTAGGTCCCAAATACATCTGTTATTGGGTTGAGCAGCATAATTTCCATTATTTAACGCTATAATGTGTGCACACTTATGTTCGTGTGGAATTTCCGAATGATCGGTGTCGATTATATTACCCTCTGGATGAGCCCAGTCAATAGTAAATAAATACTTACCGTGGTACCATTTTTTATCTTTACCTATATATTTGCCTGATGCTGCGCTTAAAAGATTCCAACTAGTAACAGCAGGATAATAACTAAAAGAATTCCAAAGTTCCAGTTCATCAAGTCTCTGGGATGGAACAGACTCGGGTTCATAACCACGTTGAATAAAAGCCGAAATTGGGAGCCTATAAAAGACCGCACCATTTTCCATAAGGGCATGCCATAAAATCGCACGGCCTCCCATAGATGTAATGCCAAAGATAATACAATCTTCAACTTCTCCTTTATGTTTTTTAAAATCATATAGATACTCCTTTTTTATTTGTGCGTAAAGCGGCGGTATGTTCGCATTTAAATAAGCCATAATCAACCATTAATATCACCCCAATTTTCTGCTAATTCTGCATCTACTTTGTTGGGTACTTCCAAAGTGACAGCATTCTCCATGATTTCTTTTATTTGTTCTGCATGTTCTTTGTCTCTAACAGAAACACAAAGTTCATCATGTATTTGTATATGAGCAACTATACCCGATTTATATAAATCTAACATAGCCTTTTTTGTCATATCTGCTGCACTTCCTTGAATTAATTTGTTTAATGCTTTGTAAGTATACGCTCTTCTTATCCCTGGTCCATGTTCCTGTAAGGCATCTTCATGAGGCAATGCTTTATGCATACCAAATTGATTAGGCTCCCATAAATGAAACCTACATAATCGTCCCAGTAAGGTTCGAATCTGGCCACGCTCCTGGGCACGATTAGAAGCACTATTAGTTAGTTGCTTAACGAAGGGAACTTTAGCGTGGTACGTCTCGAACAATTCTGCCGCCTTTTCTTTTGATACCCCAAGTTCTGCCTGTAACTTTGCTTTACCCATACCATAGAAAAGTCCTAAGTTAATTACCTTGGCTTGAGATCTAGGGATCTTAGCCATGTCCGCAACTACCTGGTGGAAGTCCGTTGATGTATCATTTTCATAACTATCAATGACATCATTAACAGAGGGAAATTTATGAAGGGCTGCATAGTGTGCAACAAGACGTGGTTCTTGTTGTGAGTAATCAAAACTACCCCACTTACAACCTTCTTCTGGAATAAATATAGATCTAATCATAGGTCCAAGTTCCTTATTCCTAGCCGGAAGCTGCTGTAAATTAGGATTACTGTAACTAAATCTACCTGTTACAGTTCCTCCTTGATCAGATCTTATTTGATTAATGTCCGCATGAATTCTACCTTTATGTTCGTGTTTAATTATGGTATCTATAAACGTAGTATGTGCTTTATTAGTTTCTCTAGCCTCAGCTATCATTCTAACAATAGGGTGTTCGTGATTAGCAATAAAATTTTTAGTAAAGGATGGAGCATTTGATTTTTCAGTTCTTTCATAAGTTAAATTTAATTTATCAAAAACTTTGGCAACACTTCTTGCAGCCATTAACTGAACTTCTATTCCTGTTTCTATTTTTATTTGCTGGAGTAAGTTTTCTTCTTTTATTACTAATGCTCGCTTCAATTCATGAGCTCTTTGAGCGTCTACTCTTACCCCAAGAAACCTCATATCTACCAAACAAGGAAACAGATCTGTCTCAAGTTGAAAAATAGATTCTACGTCTTGATCGGTAATTTCTTTTTTAAACATTTGCCAAAGTTCTAAAGTAAGTTCTGCATCTTTTTCGGCATAGGCTCCAACATGAAGCGCCGGGAGCTGCCACATGTCTGCTTTAGGATCTAATCCTCTAGACTTTGCTTCTTCATTAAGTGCGGATTCATTCTTACCGTGACCTAAATAATCCCAACCTAAACTATTTAAATCAAATCTAAATCTGTTTTCATTAATTAAAGACGCTGCAATCATAGTGTCTACGATCTGTCCTTGAATTTTTAAACCCATAGATCTAATCCAGCTAACGTCATACATTGCATTATGAAATATTTTTAATGCAGGTGTATTTAAAATATCTTGAAACCATTCTAAGGTTTTCTTACGATCCATGTTTGGCCCTGATCCGTGAGCAATGGGAAAATAAAATTTTTTACCAGGTACAGCTACCGCTATTCCTACAACTTCTCCATTACCGATAATTGCACCACTACCTTTAGATTTTAAATCAGGATCTCTTGTCTCTAAGTCAATAGCAATTTCATCGTAGAATCTTAAATCTGGATAAGACTCAGGTTCAATCCACTCTGTCTGAGCTTCAAATATTGGTACTTTCATTTAAACCTTTCTTGTTGTTGTATTGCAACATACCTTGCTTTTCATATTTAAGTAATCTTCTTTTCATTATTTGGTTTTCTTTATAAAGTCTTTCTGCTCTTTTAATTGCAGCATTTAACTTTAATCTTATTTGTAAAAAAGGATTCATTTTTTTTTCATATCTTTCATTGTTTTTATTTCTAACTCACAGTAATGAATTATTTTTTCAAGGTCTTGTATCCCTGCTTTGTTTTTATAACGACAAACATATTTAATTACGTTGCCCTGAAAGAACGATAAGGCATTCTTTGAAATAAATTCATACGGTTGAATATGAAATTTTTTATAATGGGATCCACCGATTTGTTTATCTTGTGGAAATGAATCTTCAAACATATCTTTATGTGTCATAACTGGTAACCCTTCCTTTCTATTTTTGCTCTCATTAAATATAAATTTCTTTTTGCTCTCGTACACCCTACATACCATACTCTGTGCTCTTCGTCACGTTTTATTATACTGTGAGCCGTAGCTTCTCTTATTTTTTTAGCGTTATCTAATACTAGTATTACGTTTTCACATTCGCCTCCTTTGGCTGCATGGATAGTAGATACTTTAATTCTAGCTTCTTCACTTAATTTTTCTCCATGGGATAACATTAATCTAATATAAATTTTTTCATCTGCAGAAGCGGTATCAAAACATTCATACCATTTTAAATCTTTTTTTAATTCTCTTTCACCCATGTACTCTTTGATATCCTGTAAAGCAGCATCAGGAACATCCTCACCATTCAACCATTTGCTATGATTAATAATGGCTTTGTATAATTTAGTGTCATAACTTTTTCTGTTTTTATTCTCATGGTAAAGACCTGTAACTTTTAATAAATTACATATTTCTTTTGCTCTAGAGATGGTTCTAGTTAAAATCAACCATTTACCTTCAAACAGATCTACATTGTCTAAACTATTGATTTTACTACATAATCCCTGTTCATTTCTAGGTAAATAATTTTTAGTTGCTCTCAGTCCCTGGATTCTTTCTGTAATGATTTCAGACATTTCTTGCACTGCTATAGGTATACGTCTAGATTTTGATAATACTTTTTCTTTTGCAGGTTCATTTATAAATCTATCTACGTCTGCACCGGCCCAGCCATAGATTGCTTGGTCATCATCTCCAGCTAAGTAAACATTCTCAGAATTATTTTTTAACATGTCATACATCTGCCATTGAATAGGAGAAAGATCCTGAGCTTCATCTATAAAGACTGTATTAAAACTTGGACATAGTTCTGGTTTAGATAAAAATTTTTTAATCATATCTGCAAAATCAATTAAATTATTATTGGTCTTGTACTGATTGTAGTTTACTTCGATATGCTTGAGTAAGTCTGGTTTTACATTAGAAGAGTGTTCTCCTGTACAGTATTCATCCCAAACTGCAATTCCTTTTTCTTTAGCCTTTAAAATAATTTGAAAGTATTCATTGTCACAACTTAAATACGGAGAAGCATCTGCATCTTTTTTAGCATTGACTCTTATGCTTAAAATTTTTCCAAGATCATTGTAATGATAGTCTTGCATAACATTTTCTTCTCTTAAACCTAGTGTGTGAAAAGCTAAGGAATGTAAAGTTTGAAAGTATTTTAATTCCTTTTTTTTATACTGTGGATTTTTTAAAAGCATTCTATCTCTTGCTTCATGAGCGGCCTTACGAGTAAATGCAAAATAACCTATACTATTAATAGGAGTACCTACTCTAATATAAGCCATGGCTCTTCTAATAAGTTTCTCTGTCTTACCTGTACCAGGAGGACCATATATTTTAGTAACTTTAGGCACTACAATATGTCTTCTCTTTTTTTCATAGGTATTAATTCAACTTTATTTTCTTCTCTTGGAAAATGAGACAAAGCTATCTTTACACATCTAACAGGATTGTGTGATTTTTTTTCTGTTTCTTTTTTAGGGTATCTTTTTAGATCTCTCAACTTAGCATCAAAAAAATCTATCATCATCTGACCCGTTCTATCTATTTTAGATTTCCATTCTTTATTTTTTAAATAATTATAAAAAGGATCGAATACAAAATAAGCGTAAC